CAAACAAAATCAGGTTGGAATGCCATACCTAAAAAGTTTACGTTGGTAGGTGTTCCGTTGTAAGGAAAACTTGTGTATTCTAATTTATTATCAAGTAATGCAATTTGCGATGCATTTTCATTATATAAATATCCTACTTCTTGTGAAGTCAATGCGTCTTCAAATACCCTTACGTCTTTTATTCCCGTACAATTTGTAACAGAACTAGTATTTAAACCGCTACCAAATGTAATATCAGTTAATTTCATATTACCTGATGCGCTTCCGCTTTGACCGTAACTTATTGTTTTGCTTACACCGTTAATGTATATTGTTTTGGAAGTAGATGTTGAAACAATAGCACAATGTCTATAAGTACCATCCCTGTAAGTATTAGTACCTTCTCTAACGTGATATGAGCTTGTAGTTGCACCATTATAATCCCAAAAACCTAAAGATTCATCAGAATAAAGACTTGTGGTATTACCTATAAAAATACTTGACCCTGTTGATGCACCTCCTTGTGAAGTGTTGCTACTTAATGCAACGTGATATCCTGTACCTGATGTATCTGTTTTAAACCAAAAAGCAACAGTTTGACCCCCACTTGTAGTGCCATCAAAATCTGCATCTGTTACAATAGGCATATCTGCTCTTGCATATTCTTCTGATACATTAGCAACTATACCTGTATTATCTGCATCTTCATCTAACTCATATAAAGCAACAGCAGAACCATCATTGAAAATATCCGTAGTTGATTTAGTACTACTTGCGTAGGTTTCTCCATATAGAGTAGTTACTTCTCCACTGCTTAATGCTTTGTCAAAGATTCTTACTTGGTCTAATTTACCATTATAGTAACCAGTCGTATTGTAAGAACCTATTTTCATTTGTGTACCTGTAGTTATACCACCTGCCAAAAGAGAAAGTGTTGCTCCACTTCCAATTTCACTACCATCAACATAGCACCTAACAGTTTTTGAAGATGCTACATAAGTTAAAGTTATGTGATACCAAGTATTTGCAGAAAATGTATAGGCAAAATCTGTTAAATAACCTGTTTGATACCAAATCTGATTATCAAAACACCTAAATATATTAAAAGCCATTTTACCTGAAGCCGTTGAGGCATACCAAAAAATAGTAAAAGGGTTTCTTGCACTATCAGAAGTTTGACCAAAAACAGGATAATTTGGTTGTGATGCACTATATGTTAATATTGTACTTGTATTAACCCAAAAAGAGTAAGATGCATCGGTATTTCCTTGAGTAGGCGAAGTTGCGGTTATATTACTACTACTCCCATTAAAAGCAGCACCCTTTCTTATATACCCTGTTATCTTTTGTGTCGAGCCATTACCTGTATAGGTTACAGTTTCAAAGTTTTGTAAAGGGTCAAATGCTGCTGCACCCCCTGCTCCTCCTGTGTTAACTAATCTTTTTCCAACCATTACATAAAGCTTGGTAGTTGATATTCAGCGACCTCTGCTTGTGTTGTTAATGCATTTATTTCTGCCTCACGAGTATCACAGTCTGATTTAAAATTTGCTCTTGCATCTATAACACCTTGTGGGACCGCTTCTCCTGTAGCTGTTAATCTAATATAATACCAATCTGTCTTTTCATATTCAGCGTGGTATAGATTTTTCAATGAAGCTATTTTAGCAGCCTTCATCTCTTCAAGAGTCTGCGTCCATACTTTATCAATCGCAGGGTAGGTGAATGTTTCACTTTCACCGTCCCATACAATGTCTCCGAGGCTCTGTGTTGCATTATTATACGTTGGGGTTACTACAGGATAGAATCCAAAAGAAGCTCCGTCTGTGATGTTTAAGTGCGTTCCGTTTTCGTCTGTCCATACCTTTGGTAAAACAGTAAACTTTTTAATTGTTCCTTCGTGTTGTATTGCTATCATACCGCTTCTTGACTTATAGATGCCCACTGTTCAGTTGCACCGTTGGTTGCTACTATTTGAATTAAGTTTGATACTGTCCCATCATATGTCCCAGATATAACCTTAACTGATGATGGAAGAGTTAATGTAAAGTCCCCTGTGATAACAAGGTCTTTAACCATCCCAGTTGATACGTTTGAAAATGTCAATGTATCGTTTGCTGTTAATGTTTTGGTAAACACTTGAGCTGTACTAAAGTCTACATCGCTTGCGGATAATGCAGCAGCTGTTGTAAACTCAGCCCCAAGTTTATCATATGATACAGCATCGTCATTTAATACTGCTGATGTTACTTTAGTTAGTGGCATAATTATTTATTTATTCTGTTATTAAATCCCAACTTGTTGTTTCTTCATTCCAAGAGTATTGCTGTCCATCATCTGGCATAGCTACAGGAGCTTCCCATAGGCAGCTATCTTCGTTTAGTGTCCAGCTATCAAATGGTTTTGGAGGGATAAAAGCATCACGAGATTCATCGTATGTATATCCTATCCCTGCATAGTTCTTTCTAAATGCTTTTGATTGATCTGCACTTGGCTCATTTGTTACAGCATCGTAATGTACTCCGCCTCTTGTATTATAAGATGTACGCTTACATAATTGTCCAAACATATGCTGATAAACCAATTCTATATTAGTATCGGTTTCATACTCATTTTTGCCTGTGCAAACTTTAGTAACTATGTTTTGATAGTTTAGTAGACTGTAGTGTGCCATCTTTCTAATAATTTATAATTTTTATATTTTTTATCAAGTTTTCTATAGCATCTTGAATACATTGTGGTATATTTTATATTATAATATTCCGCTGCTTCTTTTACGCTATTAAATATTTTACCATTTACTGATACTTTCCTTTGGCTTCTCCTTGAATCATCACTTTTAATTTCACCACCAGTTCTGCCTCCTATTGCATCATTTTTTAAATTATATGAATTTTTATCTTCTTTAGCTTTATGACTTTCTAGATGTAGTTTTTCTATCATTCTATAATCATCACCCTCATATAATATGTGTCTTGTAAAATTTTCAATGCCATATTTATTTACCGCTCTATTAAAACAAATACCACTTCCAGTATATCCATCATCAGTAGTTCCTTTATGACTACCAGAATACCACTTTCCATTTAAATTATTAACCCATTTGTAAACGTATCCTGACATTTATCTTTATTTGTTATTAATTTTTATCATGCTACTGTAAATTCTATAGTTCCGTTTTCTCCAGATGTAAATACTGTTACTTTATCACTGCCCTCTGTATAGGTGTTAAAGGTTAATACAGTTGGTGATGTAGTTTCAGATATTGTATAAGCATCTGGATAACGTAGTATTACAACTCCAGAGCCGCCAGTTTGTCCAGCTTTATTTATTCCACCACCACCTCCACCGCCACCAGTATTAGCAGTTCCAGGAGTTTGTGCTGTGCCATTATAAACTGAACCATCTCCGCCACCACCTAAACCTCCGCTAGCTACAGGATCGCCTATTTGGCTTATACCACCACCACCACCAGCATAGTAAACATCAGATCCAGATATCTCACCTACTGATTCACTTGCAGCATTAGTCGCATTCAATATATTTACAGCTAATCCTACACCGCCATTATTAGCAAGTTGAGTGCCGCCTACAGCTCCAGCTCCTCCACCACCACCAGATGAGTTAGGACCAGAATAACCATCTCCACCAGCATATCCTTGCCCTGTAGTACCACTACCACCAGCAGAGTTAGGTTCTGCATATCCTCCACCACCGCCAGATCCTCCAGTTTTACCAGCTGTTATATTAGATTGTGCTCCTCCACCACCGCCACCATCAGATGTTATATTGTAAAAAGTTGAATCCCCTCCATTGTTACCTCTATCATTTGAATCCTGTCCAGCAACTCCAGCTCCTACCGCTACAATGTAATCTGTAGCAGTAGATAAACTTAAAGATGATTCAGCTGATGCACCACCTCCAGATGCACCCCCATAAGATGTACGCAAACCACCAGCACCTCCAGCACCACCATAATTTGTTGTGCTAACAGGTAAACCACCAGTACCACCAGCAGCAACTACTAAATAATCAACTGTTATATCTGGGGCAACAGCAGTTTCATTAAACGCATTATAAGCTATCCAGCCTTGAGTAGCATCTACATAAACCATAGATACTCCGCCTCTTTCATAATCTATTTTAACATCATTAGATGAACCATTAATATTATCAGAGGATGTTATAGTGATATTATTTGTATCAGCAGTACCAGCATAATCAACTATAGTTAATTCATCTCCAGCACTAGGTGAACTTGGAAGTGTTACAGTTATTGCAGCACTTGTAGTGTCAACAAAATAACCCTCTCCAGCAACTGCAGTGAAGTTAGCTGTCTTTGAAGTAGCTTGCCAGTCTGTTCCTAAAGAACCGTCAATTAAATCTGTTATAAGTTTTGTTAATGCCATAGTGCAAAATTACAATTTATAATTCAGCTGGTGCTGTAGGTTTAGTATCTGGAAAATCTTCTGTTGTTGTCCAATCTCTTAATTCTTGTCTGTAAGTAATCCAACT